ACAAGTATAATTCAATATATTCGAGGCGAAATCGAGGATGCTGTAATAGACGAGAGTATTGCTTTTGGAATACAAGATACGGAGATAGCAAATGATTATATCAGAGCTGCGATTGCTCATTCAGGACATTTCGTGGCCTTGGATTCAGAAACTACTGGTCTCTATCCTCGTGATGGGCATATGCTTGGTATTTCTTTGTGCTTTGACGGCATTCGTGGTGCTTATATTGACACCGATTGCTTTTCTGACGAGACCGAGAGACTTCTGCAAGAACTTTTTTCGAAAAAAGCAGTAGTATTTCACAATGCCAAGTTCGATATGGCGTTTTTTGAGTATCATTTTAACTTCAAGTTTCCAAACTTTGAAGATACAATGTTGCTTCATTACCTAATCGACGAGAACCCAGGCACTCACGGCCTAAAACAGCTCGCAATCAAGTTTACTCCATACGGAGACTATGAAAAACCAATGTACGATTGGATTGACCAGTATAGAAAAGAAACTGGAGTACTAAAGGGAGACTTTCAATGGGGTGCTATTCCTTTTGACGTAATGAAAACTTATGCAGCAATGGATGCCTTAGTTACATTTCTAATCTTTCAAAAGTTTGAAAAGATTAAGCAAAATACAAAGCTTAAGTGGGTTTATGATAATATTCTTATTCCTGGCACTCGATTTCTTACAGATGCACAAGATAATGGAGTACCTTTTGATAAGCAGAGATTATATCTTGCACAGCAGATTATGCAAGACGATATAGACGCAGCAATTACTAAGTTGTATGAAAATGATCGTATTCGTAAGTTTGAAGAAATTCAAGGCAAAGAATTTAATCCAAATAGTACTCTTCAACTACGAAAACTTATGTTTGACTACTTAGGTTTGAACCCTACAGGAAAGAAAACTGGAACAGGAGCAGATTCAACAGATGCAGAAGTCCTCAAAGAACTCGCAGAACAGTCGGATGTACCGGCACTTATATTGGATATTCGACAGAAATCGAAAATCAAAAATACCTATCTCGACAAGATTATTCCTCAGTTGGATAGAGATTCGAGACTTCGCACTGGTTTTAACCTGCATGGCACTACTAGTGGCCGCTTATCAAGTAGCGGAAAATTAAATATGCAGCAATTGCCTCGGGACAACCCAGCAGTAAAAGGTTGTATTAAAGCTGCCCCAGGTCATAAAATTGTTGCAATGGACTTAACTACCGCAGAGGTATATGTCGCTGCAAAACTTGCAGATGACCAAGCCCTTATGGATGTATTTAAATCTGGGGGGAATTTTCATAGCACTATTGCTAAAACAGTCTTTAAACTGCCTTGCGAAGTAGAAGATGTGGCAGAACTTTACGGAGATAAAAGACAAGCGGCAAAAGCTGTAACTTTTGGTATTATGTACGGCGCAGGCCCAGCAAAAATATCAGAGCAAGTAACAAAAGATAGTGGAAAGTATTTTTCCAAGCAAGAGGCTTCTGAGGTAATCAATGACTACTTTAAAACTTTTCATAAGTTGAGAAAGTGGATTGACGAAAATCAGAAATTCATTGAACAAAATGGATTCATTTATAGCTTCTTTGGGCGCAAGAGACGCTTACCAAATGTCAAAAGTGAAGATAAAGGCATCAAGTCTCATAGCATTCGCTCTGGTCTTAATTTTTTGGTCCAGTCTGCTGCTAGTGATATTAACCTTTTAGGTGCTATAGATATGAACGCTCATATTAAAGCACAAAAAATGAATTCTAAAATATTTGCACTTGTGCATGACTCAATTCTAGCAGAGGTTCCAGATAATGAAATTGAACAGTACTGTGAAAAACTACGATATTTTGTACAACTTGACCGCGGTATATCAATTCCCGGAGCAGCGGTGGGGTGTGACTTTGAAATCGGAGAAGACTATTCCATGGGGAAATTTGAAAAGTTTTACCTATAATGGAGTAGAAGTTGATTATAACTTATCAACAAGTTTCGAAGATCACATTTCCGGTTTTTACCCTCCCGAATGGAAATTGGCAAACAACGGACGGCCTTCTATTTTTGGAGGAAGGAATAGTGGACGATCGAAATATGCCAGGACTTACCCTTGGGTCTAGAAGAGTGCAGACTCCTCACAAAAACCTAGTTCCACTTCGAAAGTGTATAACCGAGCATCAAGGTCTTATAAAACAAAAATCAAAATATTATATAGATAGTACTGGAGCACCTTTTATTTACGAAAAAACTAAAATGTGTGCTTTAAAGTATTATCTTATAAGAAAAGTAGAGCAAAAGGAAGTTGCATCTCTTATATGGTTAAAAGATTTAAAACATCCTTTTCCTATTCCGCGCCCTCCCAAGGCTGAAATGACTTGGGCAGGGGTTCTTCATCTTCACGGGCTACCGTGGATGCTCTATGAGTACTCTCAAGAACGTAGAAAAGATACGAGTAGAAAAGTATAGGTAACTTATGGCAAGAAAACCCAGAACACTAGACAAAGTAAATCTAGTTCTGCAAGAAATTGAACCATTAACACAAAATCAACTATTAGCTTTTGAAAGTACTAAAAACTTAGTGTTGCACGGAGTAGCAGGAACAGGAAAAACTTTTATTTCCTGCTACTTAGCTTTTGATGATATGACAAAAAATCTATATCAGCATACAATTTTAATTAGAAGTGCTGTCTCTACTAGAGAAATGGGATTTCTGCCAGGTACTGACAAAGAGAAAGCTGCCGTATATGAAGAGCCTTACAAAGATATTTGTATTGAGCTTTTCCAAAGAGGCGATGCTTATGAACTCTTAAAGAAACAAAATTTAGTACAATTTATGACAACATCCTTTATTCGTGGAATAACTTTACGAAATGCTGTAATAATAATTGATGAGTGTCAAAATATGTCTTTTCACGAACTAGACTCTATTATTACCCGAATAGGAGAGGGTTGTAGAGTTATTTTTTGTGGAGACTTTAAACAGACTGACTTTACTGAGAGAAGTAGAGAAAAATCAGGATTACCCGACTTTATACGAGTGTTAAAAGCAATGGAAGAGTTTGATATGATTGATTTTACTGTAAAAGATATTGTACGCAGTAGTTTTGTGAAAAAATATATTATGGCAAAAGAAGATTTAGGTCTATGAAAGCGGTTATTAGTAATAAAATATATCTGGAGGTAGATCAGGAATATAAAGAGTTTCTTGCAAAAGAACTTACCTATAAAATTCCTTCTAGAAATCCTCATGATCCGCCTTTAGTTATTAAAAATATGGCTAGAGTACGGGCAGATTTAGTTACTATACCTGTAGGCCGAGTGGATTTAATACCGGAGAATTATGAAATTATTGACAAAAGGATTACTGTGCCTGTGGATTTTCCTGCTTTTGGGTTTGATCTACGAGAATCACAACAAGCCGTCTATGACGAACTTGACGATAACTGTATCATCAATGCGTGGGTAAGTTGGGGTAAAACCTTCACGGGGTTGGCGATAGCAGGGAAACTCGGACAAAAGACCTTGGTTGTAGTGCATACTACCGCTTTGCGTAAACAATGGATTGATGAAGTAGAAAAAGTATATGGATTCAAGCCTGGGATTATAGGAAGTGGTAATTTTGATATAAAACCTCCTATTGTAATAGGAAATACTCAAAGTCTTTACCGCAAAATACCCCAAATTTCAAAAGAGTTTGGGACAATTTTATTAGATGAAATGCACCATGTAAGTAGTCCAACATTTTCCAAAATTGTCGATACTAACCATGCTCGATATAAAGTTGGACTTTCTGGTACAATCGAGCGAAAAGATGGAAAGCACGTTGTTTTTCGTGACTATTTTGGGAATAAAATATTTAAACCACCAAAAGAAAACTTTATGACTCCGAGTATTGATATTGTTCGCTCTGAAGTAAGGTTTTTAGATGGAAATAGAACGCCTTGGGCAAATAGAGTAACAGCTCTGTCCAATAATGAAGAGTATAAACACTTGGTAGCAATGCTTTCAGCTACATATGCGGCAAAAGGTCACAAAGTACTTGTGGTATCAGATCGTGTGCATTTTTTACGAAGCTGCGCCGAACTTGTAGGTGAAAACTCCGTGTGTGTTACAGGTGAGGTACCTCATGAGGAAAGGCAGAAGTTACTAGATGAGATTAATTATGGAAATAAAAACGTTCTTTTTGGAACTCAAGCAATTTTTAGTGAAGGCATATCAGTCAATTCCTTGTCTGTCCTTATACTCGGTACGCCCATTAATAACGAACCACTCCTCACCCAACTCGTCGGAAGAGTCATTCGAGAACAAGAAGGAAAACGAGACCCCATAGTAGTAGATATACACTTGAAGGGCGAAACAGCAAAAAGACAAGCCTCGAATCGTATGGGATACTATATGAAACAAGGTTATAAAATACGACAGTTGTAAAAAATAGTTCTTGACTTTAACTTTAATTTTTAGTATAATATATGTTATTATTTGATTGGAGAAAAGTATTTTACGCTGCTAGCGGAGACCCTACCGAGATAATCAGGATTCTTCGTATGTTAGTGGAAAATCGCGTCCCTAAAAATAAGTTTGATAAAATATACGCATACTCTCTAGTAAATTTTTCTGGAGAGGCTTTTTTGGTTCATCCAGAAAGGTTGTTGTATGAAGGGTATAAGTATACCCACAGAGAAATAGGAATCTATGTGGCTCTTGCTTCTCTACGGCCTTTGGCCGATTACTACGCATATGGAAAGGTTAGTCTTAACTTACTATATGTTCCAGACAATATTAAAGAATATATTACAGACAATAGGCTACTTTCAGTAAAAGATAATGAACTTCATTTTTTATATGAAAGAAGTCCCTCAAAAAAGGAGATACATTAATGGCACTATCATTTAATCAATCAAAAGGCGGAGCACAAAAAAGCTCTATCAATACTTACAGCTACCAAGAAGGCGACAATACAGTTCGTCTTGTTGGAGATGTTTTAGCACGTTATGTGTATTGGGTAGTTGGAGAGAATGATAAAAACATTCCTCTTGAGTGCTTATCGTTTGATCGTAATGAAGAGCGATTCAACAACAAAGAAAAAGATTGGGTCCGTGAATACTATCCTGATCTAAAATGTGGATGGAGCTACGCAATGCAGTGCATTCACAATGGTGAGCTAAAGGTAATCAATCTGAAGAAAAAGCTCTTTGAGCAAATTTTGACAGCAGCAGAAGACCTGGGCGACCCTACAGATGTAGAAAATGGATGGGATGTTAAATTCAAGCGTGTTAAGACTGGCCCTCTGCCCTATAATGTAGAGTACCAACTTCAAGTATTGAAGTGCAAGTCTCGACCTCTTGATGAGACAGAGCAAGAATTAGTAGCAACCCTGAAGTCAATGGATGATGTTATGCCTCGTCCAACTCCAGATGCTCAAAAAGAACTGCTTGACCGTATTCGTGAAGGCGCACCTGCCGATAACGTAGACGAAGAAGCCCTTGAAAGTGAGTTTAACATCGGATGATTTTATTCACCGCAGACTGGCATATTAAACTAGGACAGAAAAATGTCCCAGTTTCTTGGTCTTTGAACCGTTATAAATTGTTCTTCGAACAAGTACACAATATTGAAAAAATGTGTAATATGCACATAATCGGAGGCGATCTTTTTGATCGTCTTCCGAATATGGAAGAACTAGAACTTTATTTTTCTTTTATTCGAAATGTAAAAATTCCTACCATTATCTATGATGGAAACCATGAAGCAACAAAGAAAAATAAAACCTTTTTTACACAACTAAAGCAAGTAAGTAGAGATATAAACCCTCTTGTACAAGTTGTAGATATTTCTTATGTAGACAAAGAAATGGGATTTAGTATTCTTCCTTATGCAGAACTGCACAAGAAAGATATATTAGATCATTTTCCAAAGCAGTACCCTTTATTTACTCATGTTCGTGGCGAAATTCCTCCCCATGTCAAGCCAGAGGTGGACTTAGACTTATTTGAGGATTTTCCAGTTGTTTTTGCAGGCGACCTACACGCACATAGTAATACACAAAGAAATATTGTGTACCCAGGAAGTCCTATGACTACTTCATTTCACAGAAATGAGGTTAGTACAGGTTACCTTCTTATTAATGAAGAGGACTGGTCTTGGATTTGGGAGCCTTTTGACTTGCCTCAGTTACTTCGTAAAACAGTAACAGATCCGAGTGAAATGATTGCTACAGACTATCATCATACTATATATGAAATAGAAGGTGATATGCAAGACTTGGCAGATGTAGAAAACTCTGAGCTACTCGACAAAAAAGTAGTAAAAAGAAGTTCTGAAGCCGCATTAGTAATAAATAAAGAGATGACTATTCAGGAAGAATTAGTAGAGTATCTACAATATATTCTTGAGATAGAAGAAAAGAAAATACCGGATATACTAGGAACTTTTAATGATTACGCTCAAAAAGTTGCAATGGAGTAACTGTTTTAGCTATGGCCCAAATAATGAGCTTGACTTAGACGCAAATACAGTTACTCAAATTATCGGAACAAACGGAATGGGTAAATCTTCTATTCCTCTAATAATAGAAGAAGCTCTTTACAATAAAAACTCAAAAGGCATAAAGAAAGCAGATATACCAAATAGATATATAAACAATGGGTATGATATTTGTTTATCCTTTACACGAGACTCAGATGAGTATGTTATTACAATTAACAGAAAGTCCAATATAAAACTTAAATTAGAGAAGAATGGGGAAGATATTTCTAGCCATACAGCTACAAATACCTATAAAACTATTCAAGAAATTATAGGAATTGACTTTAAAACTTTTTCGCAGCTTGTGTATCAAAACACAAATGCAAGTTTACAGTTCCTTACCGCTACAGACACAAATCGTAAAAAGTTTCTTATCGAGCTTCTTTCTCTTGAGAAGTACGTGGAGCTTTTTGACCTTTTTAAAGATGCAGCGAGAGAAATAGCATTGGAAACAGCCTCAGTTCAATCCACTGTTAATACGATTGAAAAATGGTTGAAAGATAACAAATTAAGTGATACTACCATACTCCCAATGCTGGATATTTTAATTGACACGGAAGAAGATGAGAAAGAGTACGCCAACTTAACGGCAGAAATTAAAAATATTTCCGAAAAAAATAAAAAAATATCTAAGAATAATACATATAAAACTTTGCTCAAAGAGTTGGATAATGAAAAATCAATGGTACAATTTGCAGCAACGTTTATAAAAGGTTCCTATGATAGCGAACAGAGTGAAATAGGAAGTTTAAAGC